ATGACTTTGCTAGCCTTGCTACAATATTTGGTATCTTTATAGGCGCACCTGTTGGCGGTTTTAAAATTTGGCGTAAGTTAGATAACCGTTTAACAGAACAAGATAAGCGGTTAATTCGTATTGAATACCAACTATACGAGAACGGCGGACTATCTTTGAAAGACCAAATGAATAGGGCTTGCGCGGATATAAATGAATTAAAGATTAACCAAGCCGTTATTAAGACACGGATAAATGCGTAAGTGTTTAATTGGGGGCATACTATTAACGCTATTACTAAGCGGTTGTGGCTATCAGGGTTGGGTTCGTTACCCGTGCCAAGAATATGAAAACTGGCAAAAGCCCGAATGTAATCCGCCACAATGCGAAGCAATCGGTCAATGTACAAAAGACTTACTTCCTGAAGTGGAAACAAATAATGACTAGAAGAAGATTTACACCTGAAGAATTACACGCGCGTTTAATCGTTACTATCGGCGTAATACTCGCAATAGTCTTTGCTGGAAGCGTTTTTAGTCTTCTTTATGCGTTACTTTTTATTACACAACCTATGGCGCAAGCACCAAATGACGCCGCATTTATTGACCTAGTTTCTACTCTATGTGTATTCTTAACTGGAACGCTCGCAGGGATTCTTAGTGCTAACGGTTTGAAATCTAAACCGAAACCGCTTGAAGAACCCGTGATAGAAAAGGAAAGCAAATGAGTTCAGTACAAGAAATTGCGAAAGGCTATGAAGGTTATTTAGAAGTAGGTAATAACGATACTGTTTTTGGTAAGTGGTACGGATTAAATAACCAGCCGTGGTGCGCTATGAGTGCGTCTAAAATTTTTCACGAAGCAGGACGAATCCTTGAAGTTGCGCCAAAGACTAAGCCAAAAGGTTTTGCGTCTTGTGATGAGTGGCTTAAATACCTAACTAAAAATAATCAGTTAGTACCCTTAGGACAAGCGCAACCTAATGACCTTGTATTTTTCCAGTTTGACGAAGACGCTATGCCTGACCACGTTGGAATTGTTAAATGGCATAACACCGCATTAAAGTATCTCCAAGTGTGGGAAGGAAATACTTCAAGCGGTAAAAAAGGTTCACAAAGTAACGGTGACGGTTTTTACCTAAAGAAGCGCGACTACAAAACCATTATGGCAGTAGCGCGACCAAAGAAAGGATAAATATGGATAGCAAGAAACTTAAAGCGGTAGTTGCTTCGTATGCGCGTACCTTCGTAGCAGTTGTAACGTTCGCCGTAGTAAATGGAGAAACTGATATCAAGGCAATCGTAATTGCTGGTCTTGTATCGGTAGTTGGTCCAGCAATCCGTGCGGTCAATCCTAATGACCCTGCTTTCGGTTTGATTGCCGACAAGATTGAAGTAGAATTAAAAAAGGCAAGTAAGCCTAAAAAAACTAAATAAACAATAAAAGGTTTAGCCCTGTAGCGGATTGGGGAAGACGCTACGGGGCTATTTCTTTTGCTCGTGTCGGTTGCCTTCTGAGAAGTCTTCCCTGTACCCTTTTCCTATGACTTTAGAAGATTCGATTGAAATGGTTCGGTATAAGAAGCAAGACCAACCTTGCCCATTTGCTTTAATCATAGAAAAGTTAAGTAAAGAGGACAAAGACGCTTTACATAAGGCTATTGAAAAAAGAATTCCTGACGTCACCCTTGCTAATGCCCTACGTAAAGAAGGACATAGGATTGCTGAAATAAGTATCAGTACGCATAGACGGGGAGTATGTCGGTGCGAGAACAACAAATAAAAAAGATACTTGAAGAACGCGAATTAAATCACGGGGACTTCTATCAAAACTTTTTAACAATAGGAAAAATTTGGGGTGCGCTTTTAGGTACTGCGCCTATAGAACCTTTTAAAGTAGGACTAATGATGGACGCTTTTAAAACGGTAAGAGCGTTTAAGAATCCTGAACACGAAGATAATTGGCTTGATAAAGTCGGTTATACCGAACACGCGCATAGTGCGGCTTCGTATTACATAGGTAAGGATAAGTGACGCTAGAAAAACGTTTGGAAGAGATTCCAGACGAAGTGGCTAATGAAGATTTAGATGAATTACGTAGAGCCTTAATAAGAACTCAGAAGCAATTAAAAGACGCAAGGCAACGTACTGATGAATTAGTAGTAGCAACTAAACAAAGCGCGTATGACGCAACCTTATCTATGGGAAAGATTCCGCCAGTAATACCGCCTGTATTAGATAAAAGAAAAACTAAACCTGAAGTAGCCCTATGGCACTTAACCGATTGGCAAGGTTCAAAAAAAACTACTACTTATAACTCACAGGTAATGCGCGAACGCGTCTTTAATTTTGTTAAGAAGGCAAGACGTATTACGGAGATTCAGAGAGCAGACCACCCTGTAAAAGATGTAGTAATACTTTTCGGTGGCGATATGGTTGAAGGCTTATTTAATTACCCTGCGCAACTACACGAAATTGACTCTACTTTATTTGAACAATACGTAACCGTATCGCGTTTAATTACCGAAGTAGTTAGAGAAGCCTTAGCAACTTATGAAAAAGTATTAGTAGTAGCGGAATGGGGTAATCACGGACGTATTGGAAGCAAGCGCGCGGACGTTCCAAGAAACGACAATATTGACCGTATGTGTTACGAACTAGCGCGTCAGTTATTAGCGGACGAAAAAAGATTAACTTGGCAAGATTGTCCTGATGACGTTCAGCAAGTAGAAGTCGGAAACTATCGCGCGCTTTTAATCCACGGTGACGAAGTAGGACGTAATGGCTTTGCTTCACCTGCCGCTATTGTCGGACACGCTAACCGTTGGCGGTCAGGTGCGTACCCGTGGGAATTTCGTGATGTTTATATCGGTCACTACCACACGCACGCTTGCTGGCCAATGGCTAACGGTCAAGGTTCGGTTTATCAAACTGGCAGTACCGAATCTGATAACCGATACGCACGTGACCTTCTTGCCGCAAGTGCTATTCCGTCACAACGTCTTCACTTTATTGACCCTGTGCGTGGTCGTGTAACGGCTGAATATAAAGTTTGGCTTGACTAGATAGGGCTATCAAGAACCGCGTCTACTGCGTCATCTATTGTGACCGTGTGTTCTTTAGAGCAATTACCGCAATCTTTACACATTACTCTTCGTCATAATCGTCACCATACTCAGTTGTGATAAGTCGCATATTGGAAATATCTATACCGTTTTCTTTTGCGGTCTTTACCGATTCTTGAAAAGTATTTAGTACGCGGTTTGTAATATCGCTCACCATATCGGGGTACGCGGTTTCAGTACCGATTTCTACAACTAATCCACCCATACGGATAGCAACGTGTGTGTAAGTCGAATCAGGAGAGTTAGTAGCCATAAAGAAATCGTAACTGCGTTACAACGTGTGACGTCAAGTAGGCAGTTGGCGCGTCCGCGTGTCCTGCCGCCGTCCCCTATCCGAAACCCCTGCGGAATCCGAAAACGGCTCTACGGGGCTTCTAGGGGTCTAAACGAGCGTGAAAAATGTTGGCTTCCCTGTGGGCTAAACCGTTACAACCAGCGTAAGATTCTCTTAGTACTACCAGAACGCTCGTATCGCTCGTAGTAGGCGGAAACGCTGAGAGCACGCACGTTAGTAAGGGAACGTACACGTACATTGAAAATTACATAGGGACTAACAAAATTAACTTTCGCGAAACTATGTGCGCCTCACAACCGCACGTAGTCGCAAGGTTTCGCGCACCTTGCCTGACGAGCATAGCGACTAATAAAGGGACAAACAAAATGGTTACAACCAAGACACAAAAAGAAATCAAGTTCACAATGTATAGCGGTTCTTTTCTAACTAAGACAGGTTCAATGTTCTTAGACGAAGAGCATTACATAGGAGTAAGTACAAGCGGCAACAAAGATAACGTTCTAATCAAATCACTAGGTTGCGAAGTATCGGTCATAAACCCAATGCCTTACTTCGGTTCAGGGGAATCCCAAATCAAAACTACGTGGCGAATTCGTTACAACGTTTGGTCACGTAGCAAAGGTACTTGGGGAAAACGAGAGATGTATCAAGAACTTGATAAGGATTTCGTTTCAAACATTATCGGTTGGGACTACCGCACTTCATTAGAAAGCGAACTACTAACCGCACTACAAGCACAACTAGAAGACGGACTAACCGCAATTAAGAAAGAGTGGAACAAGTAAGGCATAAGGCGAAACCGCGCGCAAGCGCGGTCTTACGGTAAACGCCGTAACTGACGAGCCTAAGTCAGAATAGAAGGGACAAAATAAATGACTACTGCTACACAAGAAAACGCAATTCCAGAATCAAAGTTAGAACATATCTCTATTAACCTTTTCGGTTACGGAGACAGGGAAGCACCAATTCACGAAGTAGAACACCGTTTAACTTCACAACGCGAAACTATCGAACGTCTTAATAGAGAAATAAGCACTATGCGCGAGAACGTACGTAGCGCACTACATAAGTTCGATAAGAAAACCGACACAGTAGAACTTGACCTAGAAGACGTCAATTCAATTCTCGAAGATATTGGCGCAAGCAAGATTCTATTTACTTACACCGCAACCGTTACTTATACGGTAACTATTACGGGCATTGAAGCCGATAGCGAAAGCGAAGCAGAACGTAAAGCGTTAAACGCGGTTGATTGTCGCGTAGACGAAGAGAAGTGCGGCGAAGATGCTCAGGTTGATAACGAAGAGTACGAAGCAACTGACGTAGAAGAGGAAGACAACTAATGGCTAAAGAACCGAACTCATACATAACTATTCAGCCGAATAGTCACTATCACAATGCCGCATATAACGC